ATAATTGTTGTCCGCAATTAACCGGAATTCGAATAGCACCACTGACCGATTCTATTTCGGCCTGTCTTAAATAGGCTTCCCCCCGAGCTTTAGCCTTTTGGGCAGTATCAATATTCCTGTCCTCCAGCTGGTTAAGCCGGTCATAGATGCGGGCTATTTCACTCCAGTTAAAGGTATCAACTATTACTGGCTCATCATTTACCGGGTCGTAGCCTTCCACCTGGATTCGGTTAAACTCCCAGGCTCCCTTGCGGAATTTGCCCTCCAGCGTAGGATGAGACGAACCGTAGGCATAAACCGAATTGTCAGTGGACTGGGGATTCACCACATAGGCTTTGTTGCCTTCAATAAACACTACATCAGGGACGAATGATAGCAACTTTTTAATGATAATATTGCCCCGGTTACCTGGGTGGATGGTGAAATCAGGGTAATAGCCAGTTATAACCGATGACTGAGATTTTACCTCAAGCTTTAGTCCAATTCTAGCCAGCACAAAAGCGAGAATATCTTTGACACTCATCTCATCGGTAGCTTTATTCCATCGGAACTGATGCCTGGCTCTCCAGTTTTCAATCAAGCTCCACCCATCGGAGGCATATAGAATAAGACTAGCCTTACCGTCAGACGAGGTATGTTCGTAGGCATCAAGCCAGAAGGCGAGACCTGAGCTAAACTCACTTCCCTGAGAGGTAACATAACCAGGGCTAACCTCTAACTGACAACCTATGTCAAGAACTTTAAGCCCTCCACTCCCCGGGGAGGCATGTCGGCCATCATCATTCCTTAGCTCAACAACTAGTCTGCCCTGGCTCTCGCCAAGCTCCTGCCTTAAAGAGAACACATCAGCACTTAAATTGAGGTTCTCTGGCGCTAGCTTGGCTCGCCACACACCGTAGGGGGTAGACAGCCAGCAATAATCACCATGGTGAGCAATAGCCATACCATATTCACCGGATAGATTAAACGGCATTGGCTCACGCCATAGGTTATCAATGAATTTGGTGTCAACGATAGAGTGCGACCAGAAGGGGCGATTATAGGCTTCGGTGCCAGTAAACTTTTCAATGAAAAAACACCGGTAGACATCCGGCTTATCCATAAAGGCTCTATGGTATTCAAAGTTACCATCTGATGATGCTGAAGCGAACTCCTTAAGGGCCGACCAGGTGCCAGCGGCTACCTCACCACCGTCGCCGTAAACAAGTGACCATAACTTAAAGTTGCCATTGGAATCCTTTCCAGTGATAAAAAGATTCCAGTCGCCATCATAGATAGTAGCCACTCCTAAGAGGTCGCCAGTGGTTTTATCCCAGGAGGTTTTAGTCTGCCACTCGCCACCCGTATACTTCTTAACATAGAGGGTAGCCTGGTTGGCAAAGAATAGAGTTAAATCGCCATTTGACTTGTAGGCGGCAGCTATACCATAGATGGCGGTAGTAGGGGAATAATCAATAAGCTCAGGGCTTCCCCAGTTAACGCCGTAGTCAGTGCTCTTTAGCTGGTAAACCCCCCGGTCGCTCTTTATCCAGAATATACTCACCTCAGCCCCTAGAGAGCAGCAGGCGACAATAACAACATTATATTGGTTACAGTATGTCCACTGGCTGAAATCAGATTCAGGGCCAGGGCTAGTCACCCGCTGACGATATAACTTCCTTACGTCAGAGGGGGGCGTTACCCTAACCCTTATAAGCGAACCGTCATCGGGGATAGCCAGGGCGTGAAAATAATCAGCCTCTGAGCCAGTATAGAGCCTTGTCCAGTCGAGCCTCACTACCTCAGCAATCTTATTTTTGGCTTCCACCTTAACAAAAGGGGTACGACTGGCTTCCTTCTGAGCAGCTAGTAATGTTGATGTTAGGCTTCTCATCGTTTCACTTTGCCCTCCGCTTCATTTACCTTTTTGGTCCGGGATATATTCCTTTCCCCAGAAAAGATGACCGGCGATGTAGCCCAGCGCAAATACCAGAAGAAACCAGAAGATTAAACCCCAGAGCCAATGTCCGAGTAGCGCTCCTATAGCAACTAGGCCAACAATCCAAAGGCCCTCGAGTTTGTGCCAGGTATCCCGGATAATATAAGTCCAGGGACGCCCCCCTAATTTACTCCAAAGAGAGTGGTAAATCTTTTCTAGCATCTCTTAATTGCCTCTCTAACCCCCCTATCCTTTTCTTGTTACACCTCTGCTAATTCCAAGTTTATCAGGGACCATAATCAGTTGATTTAGATACTGGTGGATAGTAGGGTTCATAGAGAGAACGGACTCTAACCCGGTTTCTCCTCCCCAACCTCTTAAGCTCAGCCTTGAAGTACCTGAGTTTCTCCTTTCCCCAAGTGAGGAACTCCTTAGGGGTCATTAAGCCGCCGACATTGACCCGATTGATGGCGTAGGCTGCCAACTCTACAGCGGCATAGCCACCGGCGCCGGTAGCGACCAGGTCTTCGTACTTGGTGGGGATGCTGGAGCCTTCAGCATCGACAGTGTGTAGCTTACCGTAGTAGATATTGGCATTTGAGCCATCTGGAATCTCGTCACCAAGCAGGGTCAAGATGTCTTCCCAAAGGGAGTAGCGCTGGTATTTCTTGGGGAACTGGGCCACCGGGTATTCCACCGCCTCTATCATAATCCTATCGGTTAAAGCAGATATATCAATCTCTCTGGAGCCTGAAGTAGTAGCTTTAATTGCCTTCTGCTCATAAGGAATAGCCTCCGAGAAGTCCTTAACGGCATGGGCGATATGCCTATCCAACTCCTCATCAGTCCAGCGATAGTTAGTGTCATCCTCATCGTGTAAATCACGCCTGACTATGGCTCTCATCTCGGTTAGGTTCATAATGACTACTCCTTTACCCCGTTAGAGTTCCTAACGGGGTTTAGCTTTCTACCTCAACCCTTTCCAGCCTGGTGCAGGGCAAGCCTTCGTCGTGTCGGCATAGCTCTAAATCGACGAAGGCTATTTCCTCATTAACCTCACCCGCTCTAATGCTTACTGCCTTTTTGCTAGCCCTTTTAGCGTAATTCATCAAGGCTTGAGCATCCGCTTCGTTGTCAAAGGACAAGTTAAGGCGAACTCTATACTTCATTACCGATACCTCCTTTCTCCTGGCTTTTTCCCGTAGATACACACTATCTAACGGGATTCATTACCGATACCTCCATTTGGCAGCTAGATAATGATGCTGTTTCTCCAGGGGAGTTAAGGACCGATTGTAAATCCTAACTTCGTCAATGGTGCATTCAAGAAACCCGTAATCACTCATGCCCAGAATAAACTTATCCCAGGCTAAGGGTCCGTTAGTTTTAACCGTATTCGTATCTGGTAGAGCTACCCCATCAATTTCCAGAGAAGCATTATCTATATCGTCAATGCCACTCCCAGCTATGTAAAGCACATAGTGATGCCAGCCAGATAGGTCTGCCGGGGCATTATAGAATTGTCGGCGGTTGTTGGAGTTGAGACGCAAATAAAGCTCTCCCGTACTTGGCGTCATATGTAGGCCTTGGTAAGTAGTGCCTGAGCTCAAGTCGAAAATTCCTTTATAGGCAGCCCAGTCATGAGGTGTCTTCATCCACCACATAAAGGTGGTTTCACCCAAAGCCACAGGGTTTCCGCAGTCAATAAGGTCATCACTGCCATCGAACGGCCTGCCCTGTGGTGTCCACAGAGCACCGGTAGCGGTGCACAAATGCCCATAAGCGTCCTTTGATATAAAGGAAGCCCCGTCTAACCTGTGAAGCGGTAGATATAATACACAACTAGGGTCGCTGAAGTTCCGCCCAACAGCATACTTAGGGTCTTGCCAGTAAATGCCGGTTTTCATTCTTTACTCCTTGTCACACCACTCTATAGAGAACCCTGACATAGCTTGAGTTCTTGACCCTGGCTCTACCCTCATTTAGCTCACTGCACTGGAGGATAAGGCGGACTTCAAAGGGGACATTCTGGAAATTGGCTTCAGGGGTAAAATAACCGCTGCGGGTGCGTGATTTATAGGTTGTGCCGATATTAGTTTCGGTAACAGCAGAATGTAGGTCCACCCAGGTGCCATCCTTGTTCCTTGCCTGCCACTTCCAGATGAGGTCAGCGGTACCCGAGGAGACTGCCTTGAAGTCAGCGGTGACCCCGAATTCAACCAGGAGGATTCCCCCCTCAAGGACAGGGTTAATAAGCTTACTGAGAACAGTAACATCAGTATCGGCAGCACCAGTGGTAATCTCAGAGGAGTACTGGACGCCGTCCTCGGTTAAAGCCCCCGATACCAGGCGGTCTTCAAAGTCGGTGAAGAATCCAGCCCGGACTGGTATCTCGTCAGGGGCAACGATAATTGCTTTCATAGTCTCTGCCATGATTTACCTCCTTGTTAGGGAGAGCCCCCTAGCCGGGGACTCCCCCCGATTTACTTTAGTCGGTTACACCAATTAGGCCGGCTGCCTTAACCGTTGAGAATAGAGCCAGAGACACATACCACTTAATACGGGTTCTGGTGGCATCCCTGGCCTCCAGGGCGCCGATAGGCTCGACGATCAGGTGCCCGGGTGCGGTCAAGCCACATAGACCTCCCTCTCCAAATTGCATAGCGTAGATGGTAGAGCAGTCGCCACCGGTGGTAGCCGTCTCATAACCATCGGTAAGGACGTGGGTATTGAGTATCCAGTCGTTGATGCCAATGGGGATACCATCCCAGAGCTGGATGAAGTTACCCCACTTATCACGGTCGACCTCCATTATGCCTGAGCCGGCTGCCCTGACCAGGGCATTAAGCTTTCTCCTGGAGCGGCGGCTCATTAAGAGCATATCAGGCTTACCACCCTTTATGGCATCAATAAGCTCATCCAGCTTAGCCAGGGTGAGGGTAGCTCCGGTGCCGCCCATAGTGATTACCTGGGAGCTAGCAGCGGTGGTATCAATCAGAAGCCTTAAGCCCTTGAAATCCTTATCAGCGACCTCACCGCTACCGTAGATAAAAGTGTCCTCGAACTCGTGTGTGACCGCCTTAGTGGTGAGCTCGATAACAGTAGCCTCCAGGTCCTGCACATTAGAGCGGGTTGCCTTTAAGAAAGCATCGATATCGGCATTCTCACCGAGGATTTTGAGTTCAGCGGTAATCTTCTCAAATGTAGGCGGGGTAGG